GGCAACGACAAAGCCCGAATCAAAGTATTCAACCAGATCCCGACATAGTTTGTCCAATACCTTCTGGAGTCTCTGATCGTGAGAGGCCATAGACTTAGTCTAGCTGTTCTTTGCAATCTTTGCATGTCCGAATAACTCCGACATGCGCCACTCTGATTTGTTCAATGTTATTTGACCCGCAATAGTAGCAGGATTTGACTTCGGGCTTTTTCGGGTAGCTTTTCTTCTTGGGCTTCAACGGCTTGCTCATTTTACTGCTTTTTTAAGACGGGTGATAAATTTGCGGTATTCTTCGGGATTGAGGTCGCTTTTTCTTGGTGAGGAAATAATACGATGATCCAACACCATGTCTAGTCCTATTCCCCACTTTTCTAGTCTGGGCTTGATGTACTCAATGGCGCTCTCAATCATGTCATCACTTAGAGGCTCCTTGTAGCTATCCCCTTCAAAACTCACCCCGATTGACCAGCTATTGGCGTCCTTCTTTCCCTTGTAGCTACTGACCCCTGCATGCCACATCCGATCTGTATCATTACCAAAGACTGTCCTGCGCCCATCTCGCGCAATTAAACAATGGTAGGAGACCTTACTTGCGGGGTTTTTGATCCAGCTTACTCCTCCGTTGTAGGTTCCCCCGCTGTGGTGGAGAACGATGGCCAGAGGCTTTATGGGCTTTCGGCTTTTGTTCGGGGTTGTTACCTTGGTCTCCCGATAGGTTTTCTTTTCGGGCTTCGGCTCTGTCATGGAGTTCGGCTTGGATACGGATGGCGAATTCGGCAAGGACGGCACTTGGCCACTTTTTGACTCTAGCCCAAGTAGTTTCAGGATTGATTTCCACATGGGTAGACCCCATCAGGTTACCAGCAACACTTACGCCGCCCAATATCCCAATTCCTAGAAATCCGCTCTACCTCCGATTCGGTAGGACTTGGCAACTTTTCCATCATGGCCCCGCTTGATTTGGATTCCAACTTTGAGGGAACTGAATAAACGGATAAAGAAATTTCTGCGATCTTCTTTGGGCGGGATTGGGACGAGTATTGCTTTGAGGGTTTCATGGGATAATCTCATTTCTTCTTACGGCGAACGGGCTTTTTGATGGCGATGGCCCGACGAACTTCGGTGTAGGTAATCGGCCCAGCCACTCCATCCTCATCAGTGTGAACCAAAGCTTGGATCTTCTTGATACCTTTGACGTTCACTTCGTTTGTAACGTAGTTAACGATAGAAATAAGCAGAGCCACAATGAAGCCAGTAAGGCTGACTTGATCGACGGACTCTGCCAACTTGGGATCAACCATGGCAAGACGGGATACAATGGCGGCGACCACCATGGCAATGAGGGGGGTAATAACTCCACCCAGCTTGCTAACTAGAAATGCGAGGATTTTATCTTTCATTTGGTTATTGCTCCAGCTTGTAGCGTTGAACCGCCGACTCAACCGTGAAACGAATCAGGGATTCAGAGGCACTGACGCCCTGCTTTTTAGCAGCAGTGGTAAGTTTTTTGACTGCGGCTTCGCGCTTTTCGGCTCCCGTTTTATCGGTAGAGGCCAGCGATTGGACGATCTCCAAGGCAATCGGGAGAAGAACTGCTACCGAAGAGGAGGCAATTTCCCGAAGGACAGGAAGGAAGAAGTTAAAGACATTTGAGGTAATCCCCCAGATTTTGGCAAAGAATGATTTCATAGGTCTAAAGCTAGACTAGAATCCCTTGGATTTCAAGTAATCTTCGATTCTTTTTGTACGCTCGTCAATGCGGGCCAAGGTCTCAGATCTCTCTTGGTTTTCTTTATTAATCATTTCAATCCGCGCATCCTGTTTAGCATCATTGGCTTGGATAGACCGCATTTGTTCGGGCAAGACAACCCAACCATTAAGCGCCGAAAACAAGGTGACCATCAGGGCAATCCCAGCAATCAACTCACTCATCGTAAGCTTAACTCCCCGCTCCATTCCTCTGCGTCTTGGTATATCTTCTACGCTCATAGTGCTGTAATGATTGAAGCCACTTGATAGCGCCAAGGCCAATCGATATATGTAGCTAGGTTTGCGGGGTTGGCGGTGTCTCCGCGATAGGCGGCTGCAATATGCCCCAAAGCTTGTTTCTCGCTCCAGTCGATAGTGCCAAGGCTCGACCCCGAAACAGCATCATAAATATCCTTCCATACATATTGTTTAGGAAGGGAGATGTAGTCTGCTTCGGTTTTGGGTGCGCCAGCAGCTACGGCAATTTTGGCCCAGAGATAGCGTTCTGGGAGGGAGATGTAATTGGCTATGGGGTTGACTGTGGGTATTTCGGTTGCGGTGGGAGGCGGCTCATCCGCATCATCCACAATCCAAGTTCCAAGCCAAGGAAATTGAACATCTTCTTGAATAACATATGTTATTCGATCTTCAAAAGAATCAAATAAAGTCCAAATACTTGCTCCATCCCAAGTAATGGTATTTGATCCAGAAACATATTTGTTTCTTCCGTTTTCTTGGCCATCCAAGGTGTAGGTACCATTAGAGGTATCAGTGCCAGCGCCCGAAACCAAAACACTAGAAGCTCCTTGTGTTTCTTCTTTCTCTCCCACCAGCCACTGGGAAAGCATGTACCTTCGGGGCTGATCCGCCGCCGAAGCAAACACCGCATCTAAAGTAGGGAGAGCCATAGCCTATGGTCTCCGTCCTTTAAGCCATGCCCATGATACGCTCACCCATGCCAGCCATAGGGGACACGCCCGCTTCCATTTCGTCAGCGGCCTCGTCCTCCATCTCCATGTCCTCCCCCTCGTCTGCGGCGATTTCAACGCCAGCAATCATGGTGGGGACAAGGGAGTCGCCTTCAACACGGAAGGTGACCAATTCTTCAAAGGATTGCCCATCCTCTGTTTCGGCGGGGAGCGTGTAATTTTCTGGGATCGGAATCTTCATAATATTAGGTTTGTTTAAAGTATTGCGGGAAGTATTGGCGTTCTGCTTTTTCGCGGGCCGCGCATGCTTCCTCAAATGTCTTGAAGTATCCTAGATGAATTGACTTACGATTGCAAGTAATACTTACAGAATAAGGATTAGTTTTATTTCGGTGGGTTGCATACTTAACTCCTTTTTTGCCAGTCTTATTTCTCTTTCCAATCCTATTTTGAATTGGATGATCCACTCCGCTATGCGGGATGTATGGCCTTTCTTTGTGTTCATCTGGTCGGGCAAATTCCCCAAAGACAATCTTTTCGGCGTTTTTACGGGCGGAAATGGCGTCCTCTTTTTCTTGAAACTGTCCAAGAATCTTCTTTTTGCCATCAACCGTAATGTAGGCAAACCAACGCTGTTTGGTTGAAATATAGCTAACACCAACGCATCCAGAAGCATTGTCTGATCGTCTACGGCGATTCATGGCGTTCTGACTTGGCGTAACAACACGAAGATTTGATCTTCGGTTGTCAAGTGTGTCCCCGTTGATATGATCTACAATTTGCCCTTCCGTGGCGTTCATTATGAGACGGTGCATACGCAAATGTCGCCCGCTTTCACTGGCGCAAGCATAAGGATTGCATCCATCTGGAGTTATAAACCAGTGATATTGAGTTAATGTTTCGTAGTCGCAATCATCTACGATTGTGAATTTATTGTCGTTTAGTTGTATTTGTTTAGACATAAGTAAGGGTGGCAGCTTACGCCACCACCCCTACTTTGTCAATACTGATTTCTTTTGCTCTTACGCAAGGTAACCATACCCGCTCGATGCAGGACATGCCACCAAGTCAGCCGCAAGGTTGCAGCGCAAGTGGAGGATGTAGTAGCCGAATTCAGGGAACACCTGTTTCGCGGCACACGCCATCTTCGCCCGCCAGTAACCGCTGTTTTTGTCAGGGTTACAATTGCGGTCGAACTCGTTGATCCAGCGGAAATCGCCACGATAGTTTTGGGCATCGTAAACGAGTTTTCCAACTTTCAGGTTAGGATTCGGAACCAGCCACTCAACCGCTTTCGGATGGAAAACAACCGTGGAGGTGTATTTCGCAGCCTTGTAGGCGGGGTTGATGATGAACTTCGTGCCTTTGGTCGCGCCAGTCGTGGAGACGTAAGGAGCAACTTCGGTATAACCACCAGATCCGTCGTCGTTGAAACGCTTCGGGAACGGGCGGCTATGGAACACAAATCCACCGTAAGCCTTACGGGGCAGGAGCGAGGAGCCGTTGGCACCAAGCAGATCATTAACACGATCACTCCAGCGGATGTCCTGACGGACTTCCAAGTTGAGCTTGATCAGGTTCTCAATCGTGGCGCGTTCAGCGAACACGTTGAAAACAGGCGATCCGTCATCGGTCACCGCATCACCATCATCACCAGCGTTGTTCTGGTAGAGACGATCATAGAGTTCGCGAAGGACGCCAATCGTCAAGACGGAGGTCGGGTTCGGCAGCGAACCAAAAGTCGATCCCGTGGACTCGGCAAGGCCAGGTTCCACAGAGACTTTCGTCACGGCTGCGTAGTAGTCGTTGTCATAACGCTCAACCCACTCTTTATTGACGTTGTCGGCAAGGATCTTGATGTAGTTGTTGACATCGTCAATCGGGAACGCCGAAGTGCGAACGTCTTCCAAGCAGATCCAGTTCGACTCAATCGCCTGATGGCGGAGTTTGAAGGTTTTCTGATCGAAGGCATAGCCAACGGTTTTGACGGGGGCCAAGCAGGAGTTGGCCTCGCCTTCAACGCCAGTGACGCCGACATCTTCCCATCCGCTACCAACGGCAACAGTGCGCTGGGCGATGGTGTTGGTGATAACCGCGCCCATATTGTCGGGGAAAGCGGATTGCGTTACGAAACGCATATAGGGATCTTTGTAGAGACCCAAGCGATGTGTGCCAAGAGCGATACGTCCCGTTTCACGTTGAAACT